GAATGATGCACTGAAAAAGACCTTTAAGTTAGGTTAATGGAACGAAAAGAACACAATGAAGCCGTAACCCTTAATGAGAGGGTTATGAGCTTTATAAAGGAGCTGAATGAAAATTACGGTAATTATATTGAATTGCCTGAAATGAACGAACAATTAAAGAGAATGTCAAAACACTTACACTCACGATCATTAAAACCATTTAACCATGAATGACAAAATCAAAATCGACTACAACATCCGTTCAGGGATATACAGCGAGTTCGGATCAATAAACGTGAAAGCAACTCCGGGTATGGACATAACACCAATTATGCACAAGATACTAAACAAGCATAAAGACCTGAAGAACGTTTACAAAGTTGAATTACTGGATATTGATAAACTTTTGAAGATATGAAAATTCTACAATTCCTCCAAAGCCTGGGACTTGCTGAAATTCTCATAACACTTGCGCTTATATTAATTTGTGTGATTGCCTGATATGATTGTAAATTTATAGATAAAAAGCTAAATAACGATACTAAACGATTCAAAAACCGGCGTAAGAAATGATAACCAAAGACAAAACATACAAGCTCGATAATGAGTATTTATTATGTACAGGAATATACAAGCCAGGCATTGGCGCATTTCAAATCTGTGACAAGGATGGCGTGATAAAAGAGCCTGTAAGGGCTAAAAACGGCTTTATAACCGATCACGGCACGAGGTTAGTGTTTAATAGAATTAATGAATTGATTGAAATTAAAAATTAAAATTATGGAATTTAAAAAGTATCAACACATTGAGCGTTTTGGAACAACAGAAGTTCAAAACATTGAATTAGGGAAAGTATTTGTGTTTCCTAAAATTGACGGTACTAATTCAGTCGTTTGGTTTGATAAAGGAATACAAGCCGGAAGTAGAAAAAGACAGTTATCAATAGAAAGTGATAATGCTGGATTTTTTGCATGGGTAAAAGAACAACCACACATATTAGAATATTTAAAAGAAAATCCAACACATCGGTTATTTGGGGAGTGGTTAGTTCCACACTCTTTAAAAACGTACAAAGAAGATGCTTGGAGAAACTTTTATGTATTTGATGTTGCTATTGACAAAATTGAATCCGAAATAACTCATGAAGGTGATGACAAATTGAAATATATTTCATATGAAGATTATAAGCCACTTCTTGAAAAGTTTGGAATAAACTATATCCCGGCAATTTGCTCAATTACAAATGCAAGTTATGAGCAATTAGTTAATCAATTAATAAAAAATGTATTTCTAATTGAAGACGGTAAAGGAATTGGTGAAGGGATTGTAATAAAAAATTATGAATATAAAAATAAATATGGCAGGCAAACATGGGCTAAAATTGTTACATCTGAATTTAAGGAAACTCATTCTAAAGAAATGGGTGCATCCGAAATGAAGGGTAAAAAAAGAGTAGAAGAGGAAATTGCTAAAAAATATGTAACAAAAGCGTTGTGTGAAAAGGTAAGGGCAAAAATAGAAATTGAAACTGATGGATTTAGTAGTAAACAAATACCGAGATTATTAGGTACTGTTTATTATGATATAGTAAAAGAGGAAAACTGGAATTTTGTTAAAGAATTTAAAAATCCTACTATCAATTATAAAACATTGCAACATTTTATTTTTGCTCAAATCAAAACTTGTATGCCAATGTTATTTTAATCCCAACTACAAATAAACTATGAATAATGAAACCAGAAACGAAAAAGAACGTATTAAAGTTTTACGAAACAATCAAAGGCACTGATTCAAAAAAGGGATCTGAATTACCAGATAAGACAATAGAGCTAATATCAATGTCCGGGCAGTATGTTAAATGGGCTAAAATTAATCTGAAAATAACCCCAAACAGTTAATGACAAAAAAAAACGAAATACCACAAAGATTACTGATTGACTTGATAGATGTTTGGAATACCGAACATCCTAGTAAAGACGAACGAATTAACCCCGAGCTTATTAATATCATATTGACATACCTGAATTATTCATATACTACTGGTGCTGAAGACACGTTTAAATCCATTCAGGAATTATATGAGACGCTATATAAAAGACTTGACAGGAATACATCAAAGGAATTAATCAAAGATTTATTTGATCCTAAAACATACGATTTATAACGATTGTTAATAAAATGTTAATATCTGATTTTGTTTATTCAAATAATTACTTTACATTTGTAACATGAATACAATAATTAAAATAAGCGATAAAGTTATACTCTGGCTGTCAAAAGACAGAACCAGAACAAAGGGTAAACTGGCAATAGAATTAGGCATTTCACGGCCAACACTTGACAGTAAGTTAAAAGACAATGCCTGGGAACCTGAATTAGCAGATAAGCTAAAAGCGCTCAATATAATATAATATTTTTTTTGTTTAACAATTTAAGAATGTAAAATGAGTGAATATTCAGAACTATTAAAAGACCCACGGTGGCAAAAGAAGCGACTAAAGATCATGGAACGTGATAATTTTCAATGTCAAATTACTTTTGAAAAAGATAAAACACTTTGCGTACATCATAAGAAATACATTAAAGGAAAGAAGCCCTGGGAATATGCAAATAAGGATCTGATAACAATAACAGATGAAGAACATACTGCAATGCACATTGTATTATCAGAAAATAGTAGTTTTTTCAGATTTATGTCAGAAGTATTAAAATGTACCCCGACTGATGTATTTATATTATTATATAGAACATCTAAAATTGTAAAAATAGAAGGAAAAAATGGAATAAAAACAGCTATTCAATTATTAACTGCTTATGTAATTAAACAGGAGGAAATGTGATGGGAAAAGATCCGGCAGTTTTGTTCTATACAAGTGATTTTATTTCAGGAACATTAACAATGACTGATGACCAAAAAGGTAAATACATAATACTCTTATGTTTACAACACCAGCAAGGATATTTATATGAAGGAGATATGTTAAACATATGTAAAACATATGATAAAAAGATATTTGATAAATTTGTAAAAACAAAAAAAGGATTATACTATAATGAGAGAATGAAAACAGAGTCAGATAGGAGGAGAAAATATAGTGAATCAAGAAGTAAAAACAGGAAAAAGATATGTAAAACATATGATCCACATATGGAAACTGAAACTGAAGATGAAATTGTAAATAAAGATGGTACTAAAAAGAGAAGAAGGAAACCATTTAAAAAACCAACAATAGAAGAAGTAGAAAAATACTTTAATGATAATGGATATATGAAAGAAAGAGGAGAATTTGTATGGAATTATTATAATGATGCGGATTGGTTTGATTCAAAAGGAAATCCTGTATTGAATTGGAAGCAAAAAATGAGATCCGTTTGGTTTAAAAATGAATATAAAAAACAAATGCCTTTTTAATGAAAATACAAAGCGCAAATACAAAAACTATATATAACCTGGATATTGATTTAGGTACAAAAAAGGATTATTTATGTCCTGAGTGTTCAGGGAGCAGAAGAAAAAATAGTAAAAAGGATTTATGGTATTATCCAGATACTAAATTAATGTTTTGTCATCACTGCGAAACTACCTTTTTTGAATACAAACCTTATGAAAGCAAAAAACAATATGTAGTTCCTGAGTGGCGAAACAAAACCGACTTAACAGACAAGGCAGTAAAGTATTTTGAAGGCAGAATGATAAGCCAAAAGACTTTGATTAAAATGAAGGTATTTTCAGATGTTGAATTTATGCCACAATTAAAGGATAAGGTTGAGGTTATTTGTTTTCCATATTTTATTGATGGTGTACAAAAGAATATTAAATTCAGGGGTGCTAAAAAGAGTTTTAAATTAGTTTCCGGTGCTGAATTGATTTGGTATAATTTTGATGCCTTAAAAGAAAACAAGGAAATAATTATTTGTGAGGGTGAAATGGATGCTTTAACATGGATTGAAAATGGATATGATAATGTTATTTCTGTTCCGGCTGGAGCAAATAAAAAACTTGAATTTTTAGATAGTAGTATTGAGTTGTTTAATCATATAGATAAAATTTACCTATCAAACGATAATGATTCAAAGGGTATTGAATTAAGAGATGAGCTTGCCAGGCGCTTGGGTGCTGAAAAATGTAATATAATTAACCTTAAGCAATATAAAGATAGTAATGATTATTTTATTGGTGAAGGCGGAATTGAGTTTAAGGATTTGATTAAAAACTCAAAAATAGTACCGATAAAAGGGATAGTTAAAATTGATGAAATTTATAATGAGATAGTTGATTTATACGAAAAGGGATTACAACCAGGATTAAGATTAGAGAATGAAGATATTGATAAATTTATCACTTGGGAGTCTGGCAGATTGGCGATTGTTTCCGGTGTGCCTGGTAGTGGAAAATCTGAATTTGTTGATTATTTAGTTTCAAGATTAAACCTTTTATATGGATGGAAAGCAGGATTTTTCACAATAGAGAACTATCCAATGAAGAACCACTACGCAAAGATTCATAAAAAGTATTCAGGGCAAAAGTTTCATAAGGATTTTGATACCACAGATTTTCTAAACATTTATGAGTATATAAAAGACAATTATTATTACATTCTTAATGAAGAGGACTTAACAATAGATAGTATTTTAGAAAGTGCAAAAGGATTAGTGAAACAAAAAGGCATTAAGATACTGGTTATTGATCCATATAATAAGCTAGATCACTTGTATAAAAAAAGCGAAACTGAAACAAAATACATAAGTAGATTTTTGGATAAGCTGACTAATTTTGCTAAATTTAACAATGTTTTAGTATTTCTAATTGCACACCCACGCAAAATGCTGAAGGGTGAAATTCCAAGTCTATATGATATTTCAGGATCAGCACATTTTTATAATAAAGCCGATTATGGATTTACTGTACATAGGATCAGGGATAAAGATAATTTAATGATAAATCAAGTTGAGGTATATTGGCAAAAAATTAGATTTATGCACTTGGGAGAACAGGGAGTTTCTAACTTAAAATATAATTATAACAACGGAAGGTTTGAAAATAATGATAGTGATGTTGATCACTGGGATAACTCAAATTGGTTAGTAAAATCACCAGAGTTAAACGAAAAAGATGCACCATTTTGAAAGAATTTGCGATAAGTTACGGAATTGAATTAATTAATAGAAAGTAAAGCTATGAAAATTTTAAAGTACGTTTGTTTAATGGTAGTAATAGTATTATTAAATGCCGAATT